TATCGCCGGGTTTGCTGTAGCGAGCCCGCTTAAAGCTGCCGCTATGGCGGATGCGGTCATTGTGCTGAGGCTGTATCCAAGCGATTTACCTACGCCATAGAACGCCTGATAGTTGGGGTCCATGTTTCCAGGCTGGTCAGGCTCTGTTGCAGAAATGGCAAGATCAAGCCAGCCCTCGTCAGAAGCGCTTTCGTCATCACCACGAATAGTCCTTAGAACGGTATTGACTGCGCCAGGGATTGAGTCGGGAAGCTCTTTGGCGGTTATCTCGCTCGCTTCGGCAAGTGCCTGAACAGTCGGGCGCCCCTCCGGGTTAAACACAGGGCGGCTAACACCGATATTCTTATAAACCTGATCTATTGATATGCCTTCTTCTTCTGCAACCTTCCGGGCCTCTAGCTCCATTACGGCCGCATCTTTGTTCGAAGGGATTATTCCTTTTATACGATCCCACAGCGTCGGCTCAAATGCGCTTACTTGCTGGCCTCTGTCATCATAAGAGCCAGTAGCGCCACCTGTTTGTGGCTGCGGTGCATAGCTCCCGGTTGTTCCGTTTGGTCCTCTCTGCGGCTCTGGCTGTCTTGCTGGTGGTGCAGGTGCGGACACAGGCGCCGGACCACGGCGGCCGGCGTCGGCAATTTTGCGGCCCGTATCGGGCTGAAGGTTCAGTTCACGGCGCTGCGGCTCTGGTTCGGGCTCTGGTTGCGCCTGGTAAAGCTCGTTGTGCCAGCGTGCCAGCTCTTTTGCCCCTTCGGTGTCTCCCGCAAGGTGCGCCTTCTCAAGCGCGTTTAATAGCTGATCCTTGGAAGGCTGCTGGTTCTCGCTCATTATTGCCTCACTGAGTGCCGTACATTTCGAGTAACTGATTGCGGTCCATACTACCGCCACCACCAAGGTTCTGCACGCTTATGCCTAACTGGCGGGCGGCCTCGGTAACGGCCTGTGATCGGGTCCGGGTTTCCCCACTCTGGAATAGTCCCGCGGCCCTGGTGGTAATGGCCTGAACCTTGGATCTGTTCTCAGGGTCCAGGTTCTGAAGGTTGCCCTGCTTGTCAAAGATCCCACCCAACAACTCTGCGGCCTGGCGGAACATCAGGTTTTCATCGGACGACTTGAAATCACTGCCTGATCCGCCAGCTTGTTGCTTCAGCAATGCGTTGCTGGTGGTTGACTCGATCTGCCTGCCATCCTTGTAAAGCCGGTCCTCTCCACCAAACGTGATCTGTTCGGGGTTTTCCAGCATATCGTCAAGCTCACGGGCACGCGCCAGTCCCATCTGCACAAAATTGGGATCGTATTCTTCTGGCATGTTGGCGACGATTTCCGGCGCAAGGTTGGCACGGGCACGCTGATAGCGCTGTGACTGTTCTTCAACGGTCTGCCCTTCCAGGACAAACGTACTGACACGGCCCAGGGTTTCCACGTTTTCAGATGCCTGCTTGCGCTGGCGCTCGTCCATGTTGGCAAAGGCTTCCTGAACTTTCGTGGCTTCTTCCGGCGCGAAAGCAATCAGCTGGCGCTCTGCCTGCTTGCCTTCTTCACCACCTGCGGCCACCTTTGCACGCAACTGGTTAATGGTCTGGCTGCGCTGGCGTGCGCTTTCCCGGTCCTCTTTCTTCCAGTCCATAGCCAATGCGTTGGCCTTTCGGGTCTGCCGGGAGCCTTTCACGGCCTCGGTCGTTTTATAGACCTGGCCCATATCAATACCAAACTGATTAGCCATGCCGGCCCCCTATCCTAATGCGTCGTAAAGCAGGTAGTTTTGCGCACCCTGGTTAATGGATTGGCTAATGCCCTGATAAGCGCTTGCACGGGCGTTGCCTTTGTTAATTGCGCCTTGAGCCAATGCGTTGCCGCTTGCCTGTGTGGCCTGAGTTACGTTGCTGGCCATGGTCTGCCGGGCATTCGCATCGGCCTGATTCGCCACTTGCCCCACGTTTGAAAGGGTCGCCAGTCGATTAAACTGGTTTTGTTTCCTGTTGGCGTTGGTGTTGTAACGGGTCAGGCCGCGATTGAAAGCGTTGCCGTATTCCTGGCTGGCAAGGTTTGATGCGTAGCGGGTAACGGCTCGATCCTGTGCGCCTGACTGCAAACGGCCACGGGCTGCTGCGCTGGCGTCCAGCGCATTGATCCCCTCCTGCTTTCTGAATGCGTAGCTTGGATCTGCCTGAAAATCGAAAGTGAATCTTCCGGGGTCATACTCGCCAGACTCTACACCAGCTTGCAGGCGATCAAGTGACTGTTCACCAATCTCGCGCCACGGCGCGTTGTCCTCCCTTTGTTGAGCAAACACTTGTTTCTGAAAAGCGATCGTTTCCCGATTTGCCGCTACTGAAGCATCAGAAGCTTTACCTGCTGCCTTGGATTGTTTTTTGCTGCTCATATAAGATGCACCCGCGCCAATTACTGCGCTACCAACTACTGCGCCTGCAACACCCATAAGTCACCTGTGGCCTTTTTCTTGAAACGAATAGGAAAATGCGGTTAGGTCACACCCCCACATATCTTTAACAATCTCTTTTGTCTCATCATCATAATAGTCGCTATAGTGACAATGGTCAGTGCCGTTGAGGGTTTCCAAATTATCCGCGTCAAAACAATTATCAAGATCGTAGTCTTTTATAAACTTCCTAATCCCTGCTTTCAGATCCTCAAACCTAATCACTGTGAACCGATAGCTTAGGTCGTGCTCCATAAATTTGACTTGCGGAATTGCATGAAAAAAGTTTTCATCCTTGCTGAATCGGTGAAATCCCCTAGCAAAACTTAGGAAATCTTTAGTGTCGATATCGTATATTTTCCCAAGGTCATGCTTTTTTGCGAAGAAGTACATGGATACCAGTCGATCAAACGGGTTCCTCACCACGGCAAGCACAGGTTTTTCCAGGATGTAGCTGCCAAGGTTATGCTGTAGCTCGGATATGCTCTGGTGCGAAGACTCAAATATACCAAGGTGCTTCGGGTTGTCCGCGCTCAGGTACTCGTTCCTGACAGTGTTTGCTGTTCCAAAAAAGGAATACAGAGACGTGCTGGCGTTCTTGGGTATCCGAATGAACGTCACAATGGCATCGTCGCTCATTTTTCGATCCCTAAAAGTGTCATGTTGTCAGGCTTGCCGTTGGATATTACTGCGTTGGTCAAATATCCCTCTTTTTTCATGCCTGCTGCCAGTGCATGTTTCAGGACAATGGCGTAATAATCCGGAACCAGTGCCACTATCTTTATGAAATCCGTGTTCTCAAAGATCCATTCTATTGCCTTCTTTGTGTGCTTGTGCAAGTCCTCGCCCCAGTATTCTGGAAGGTAGTTTACGTGCCCCTGGCAGCACGCAAGGCTGTTGAAAGCATGAAACACAATTAGACCAATAGCAGTATTTCCACGCTTGCACACCAGATAATAAATATTTTCCTGATTTTCAGGATCAAACGCTTCTATCGGCATATCTGATATCCGGATTTTAAGGCGCTTGCTCGACAATATAGAGCGCACTAAAGCGGTATCAAAGGTGCGCTCTATGACCGCATTCATTTACACCACCGACACGCCAGACGCGAACAGAAGAACCACGCTGGCATCGTCTGCTACCGCGTGTATCTCGTCACCTGCCGCCATAATGTGTCCTTCCAGCTGGTAAACCGCTGCCGTTTGCCCCGCGTCCAGTGCCAGCTGCTTAATGACAATGTTGCTTGAGTCGGCTGATCCACCCGTAGGGACAACGTGAACGTCGACGTTTTGCACGCCTGCATCCGTATTGGTCAGCGTGAATTTGCTGATAATCACGCGCTTGCTGGCCGGTGCGGTGTAGTAGCTGGCAAGGCTGGCGGTCAGTGCCGTGACTGCAATTAGCTGAATCGGTTTTGCGTTCATGGAGTTACCTCAGTAAGTTCTCTTCAGATAAGAAGTGCTGTGCGTAGATCATGCGTTATGCTCCCGGCCACGCAAAGTCTGGCAACTCTGCAAGCAACTCATCGACTGTCGGAATAGCCCGCGATCCACTTTCAACATCGGCAAGAATGGCATAGCCCTTTGCCCAGACTTCATCACGCCATGAAACGCCTGCCTGACCTTCAGCGGCGAACTTTGCGGCGGTTGATGTGGCATAGGTGCATAGGCTCAAGATGCTGTCGTAGCCTCTCTCCTTGGCCTTATCGTCAAGCATGGACTGGATAGCTGAGGTAAGCCGAGACTTCGTGGATGCTAAGAACTCCTCCTGCAACACGGCTGCTGATTTAACATTGATTGATCCCATTACACAGCCCCTTGGCGAGTAAATGCTTTAGCTGTACCACTGAATACTTTCTCTTGATTCAGCTTCACGTACACGGTATCTGGATCGTAACTTGCGCTTTTCAGTGCGCCAGATGCTTCCCAGTGACCTGAGCCTACGCCTTGGCATAGTGTTACATGCAGCTCACCGGCATCGTCACGGTACGCTTCACGGATGATCTGACTGGGTGACGTATCCAGTGTGTCTACAACAACGGATTGAAACTCTGCACTGGCGACAAGTGAAGACAAGTCAAAGTCTTCTTGTTCCCCTTTACAGAACGCGGTGATAATTTCACCGTTAAAAGCGTAGTGAGTGACAGGTGTGCCTGTTGGTATTACTGTGATCTTCATAGTGTGCTCCTTGTGGGGTTCTTTATTTCCAGCGGCCAGTTGCTAGCGCGGTAATATCTGCACTGTCATTGGACACACCATCAGAATCATACAGATTTAATAATACAGATGAGGTAGTCCTACCACCCATAACCGTCTGATTGGTTTGGCCAGTTCCACCGCCAGTTTTTTCTACGCCAACGTAAATTTGGGCGGCAGAAAAAACCACTGGGTAAGTCCACGTAATCTCAGCACTATTTACAATCGCAGACTGCAATGTACATATCTGAGTACCATCAGCCCACCGCGTCCACTCCCCATCAGCATTACTCCCACTCTCTACAATAGGATCGCCGCCGACTTGTGGCATGGCTGCGAAGTTGGCAGCTGCGCCACCCGCTATCTCTGCATACTGAGTGTCCGTCCACTGCCTTTGACCAATAACAGAAACGGCGTAACCGCCAGCAGCGGTGTCTGTACTCGTGTTTAAGATAACTCTGGTGCCGTCGCCAGCGCCAATATTTCCATATACCAGCCCAACTCCAGCAGGCGAGCTTGTCCATGTTATTTCTGCGTCATAAGAGTACCCTGTACCCTGACACACACCAGCCTCCAGTTCTTGGATAGTAAGCAGCCTTGCCCCGCGCTCTGCCGCCTCTTCTACTACCTGTGCAAAAGTGAGTGCTGCTCCAGTGCCCGTGCGAAAGCCCTGAATGTGTGGATATGCGGCAATGGCAGTTTTAACACTTTCTGGGATGTCTGAGCTAGATGCCAGTGTGGTACTGGGGTAGGCAAGACTTCCTGTCAGCTCGTCAACTTCTGTTTCAGTGTAGGTATTGGCTTTGTCTGCTTTTGTGTTAAGCAGCCCGTCAACTTCCGTCTCAGTGTAGGTTGTCGCTTTGTCTGCTTTGTCGTCCAGAAGGTTGTCAACTTCTGTTTCAGTGTAGGTATTGGCTTGATCGGCATACTGACTATGTGGGTCAGGTAGCGCGACGTGATTGCTTACAGCATCAGAAGCGGCGCGACCTGGACGTTCAATAATCATTACCAGCGTGATTAAGCTTTCTACATGCTCACGCAACTCTCCAATCTCACTGTGAAGCCCGGCCATATCAGACAGTGTAACCGCTCGGAGTGATTCTATCGCATCAAGTACGTCAGGCTGTGGCGCCTTGGCATGAACCAGGGCGGATAGGTTTTGAATGGCCTCGTTGATTTGTTCCTCACTGGCTCCTTTTTGCCCTTCCAGGAATGAGGGCTGGCCAATTTCTGCGTCACTGGCGCTTGTTGGCTTAAAAACCGGGTAGGAATTGGTCACGTCCAAATCTTCAATCGCGTCTACTTCACCACCTGTGCGCTGCCATAACCTATGCATGAACTCGATAAACGGCCTGGTCGGTCTGCCGGTTTTCATATCAATGATCTGCATGTTGACTGGTGGCGGATCGACCTTAATTCCTGCCATTTTCGACCTCCGCGTATGCCCCAACGATTGCAACGGGTATCGGGTCGCTGATCTCTACCTTGTACTGGCGCTGCCTGAACATTCCCAGGCGGTTCCATTGCACTCTAGTAAGGTAACTACCAATCTTGCCGATTGGTGACCAGTGTTCATTGCTCCACGTCTTGCCGCCATCGTCTGACCATTGCAGCATTGCCTGTGGGTCGTCGCCTTGTCCGGTCACCAGGCCAACGCCACTGTCCATATCCAGTTCCAGGCAGTGCATGATTGCCCGGCTACGGTTGCTGTGAATCGGCGGCGACACGGCAATGCGCAAAATTTCGTCCACGTTATCTTCATAGATATTTAATGCCATGGTGTAGACGTTGCCGTTTTGGTAGTCGCCAACCAAATGCTGGCCATAAGCGTAAACGTGGCATTCCGTGTGGTGCCTGCCCCACTGGTAATGGCTGCGCTCATGCCATAGGCCGGTTGCAGCATC